ACTATGTCGATCGTTACGTGAGTCAGTTGCGCGCCAAGCCGGTTTGCCCACACTGCCTGACGCGGCACTCGAACCTGGCGGGCTGCCCGGTGCGCGGATGAGCTACAACGACGACCAGGAGCCGCGGCCGGTGTCGCTAATCGTGCCGCTGTGCTCAGGGCACCTCGAGCGCGGCGCGAGCGGTGAGTGCCTGGCGTGTCGCGTCGAGCGCTACGAGGCGACGCTGCATCGCATGGCCGACCCGTTCAGCACGCTCACCATCAACGGCATGATGACGCTCGCGGCGGAGACGGTGCGGCCGCGGGGGACGCGAGCATGACCGACGCGCTCGCAAGGCGCGACGCTGACGGCCTGCACACCGAGACCTGCCCGCGGTGCAAGGGCTATGGCAACGAGCCACGCCCGTACATCGGTCTCGATGCGATCCTGGTCGGCGAAGAGGCGTGTCCCTGTCGGCGGTGCAACGGCGCGGGCGTCGTGCGCTGGAAAATCTGCGGTATCTGCGAAGGCCTCGACCCGGTCGGCTGCCCAGGCTGCGACGGCGCCGTCAGGATCGACCTGTGAACCGCCCGACCGTCGGCGTGCTCGAGGACTTCACCATCGAGTCGATGGCGGATATGTTCGTGCAGAACTGCGTGTCCCCGGAAGCTCCGCCCGAGCAAAAGCGCGACATGAAGGTTGCCTTTATCGCTGGTGTCGCGACTCTCGGGGCGTATCAGCGCCGCCTGCAGCGCGAGGCCCCGGACCGTATCGATCGACTGCTTGCCGCGCGCGAGCAGGAAATTAACGAGCTCTGTCTGCGGTACGGGATGGACGGACCGACGAGGCGACAATGAGCCCGCGCCAGGTGCCGCTGTTGCCGTCGGAGTGGGACGAGGTGGTCGCGCCCGCCGAGCCGGCCAAGCGCGGGCCAGAGGAGGACTTCGAGTTCCAATGCCGACAGTTCGGGCTGCCGCCACTCGAGCGGCAGCTACGATTCGCGAAGGACCTCGGCCGACAGTGGCGCTTCGACTTCGCATTCCCCGACTACTGGCTCGCGGTCGAGATCCAGGGCGTCGTAGTGCGACGCATCGGCGGCAAGATGGTGACCATGGGCGGCCATGCTGACGTGCAGGGTATGCGGAACGATCACGACAAGCACAACACCGCGACGCTGCTCGGCTGGTCGGTACTGCAGTTCATGCCGAGCGAGATCCGCCCGCGGCGCGCGATCGAGATGACGATGCGCGTGCTCGCGGCTCGAGGTTGGAAACAGTGAGGGGCAGCTATCGTCGCAAGCGATCCGAGCTCGAGCCACCGCCCGAGCACTCGCTGCTGTTCCGCGATCCAACACCGGCCGACGTGATCCGCCGCATCACGCGGCAGAATTCGCTCGACCCGCGGCTACTGCCGGCTGATCGGCACATGCAGCGGTGGGCGGTCGGCCAGGGCACCGGGCTACCTAACGCCTCACGTGCGCTGTTTCTCAAATCGAGCATGTCGCCGCTGCCCGAGCACGAGTCGATCGTCACCGACCAGGTGGTGCTCAGCTCGCCCACCTACTGGCGGCGCTTCGTCGTACTGTGGTACCGCTCGGATTGCTCGACGGATCAATTAGCTACGGAGCTCGCGATGAGTCGCGACAAGGTCTTCATCGAGCGCCGCCTGGTGCTCGCGTACTTGCTCGGGCGGCTCAGCGCGGTCGGGATTCGGCTCGCGATGTGGGAGCCGGAGTCTTGACTGTAGGTCGCGACTGACAGTAGCTTCCGAGCCTCAAATTGGCATCACTGCCACAGAGATCGACCCAAGGCCCGCCTCAGCGCGGGCTTTTTCACGTCTGGAGGACGCAAGTGTGCAGCTAACAATCAGCGCAAGTGGCTCGCGGCAGCAGGCGATCGACCAGCTGACGCGCCTGCAACAGTCGAGCGAGGCTGACGGTCTCGGGGGAACCGGCGCGAAGGTAATCGCCGCGATCCTCGAGCACGTGCAGGCGACACCGGAGAGCGCAAGCGGCTTCTCGGTGAGCTGCTCGATCAATGTCAGTTATTCCAAGCTCGCGGCGGCCGCGCCACCGGCACCGCCGTCGCCCGCCTCGGCAAAGTAGGAGCTCGCGCACATGCCCGACGTATCGCAGAAGCAGCGCCGCGCAATGTTCGCCGCGAAAGAGGGCAACAGCACGCTCGGCATCCCGCCGAAGGTGGGCGGCGACTTCATCGCTGCTGACAAGGCGGCCGGCAACCCGAAGCTGCCGAAGAAAGCGCCGGCGCGGACGCCGACCAAGGCCAGCCCCGAGCACGCGAAGAAGCTCGCGATCGTGTTGATGGCGCCGCGACCTGGTGCGCCAGGTGCACGGCCGCCGGTGGGAGGGATGCGCCGATGAGTACACCTAATCCGGTGCCGCCGACCGCCGCGCAGGTCGTGAACAGTCAGCTCGTCTCACAGCTGCTCTCGATGCAGAACGATCTCGAGGTCGAGATCGGCTACTTGAGCAACGCGGCTGCGAATCTCGCCGACCGCCAGGCGAAGCTCGCCGCTGTACAGGCGCAGCTGACCGCGCTCGGCTACGTCGCGCCGGCGCCCGCGAGCTCGTGAGCAACGCGACGCACCCCGTTGCCTTCGTGGTGGGCCTGCAGTGCGGCCGCTGCGGCGATGCGATGTATCCCGACGAGCCTGGTCAGCGCATGCGTAGCAACATGACGCACTGGCCGGCGAGCTGCTCGCGCTGTCAGGTCACGGTCTCCGTGCCGATCACCTGGGCGGTGTGCCCGATCATTCCGCAACACGAGGAAAACCCCCGTGGCACGCAAACCGACAACCGAATCAACGGCGGCCGCGGCAACTGAGCCGGCGCCGGCGAATCCGCCGCATCGCCCGCCGCTGTACCTCGAGCAGTACGCGCCGGCTGCGACGAAACTGTGTGAATTCGGCGGCACCGACATCGACCTCGCGGAGGCCTTCGGCGTCACCGATCGCACGATCCGCTCCTGGCGGCTGCGCTATCCGGAATTCGCCGCGGCCTGCAAAGCCGGCAAAGCGCTGTGGGACGACCAGGTCGAAGAGGGCCTGCGTCGCCGCGCGACCGGTTACGACTACCAGTCGGAAAAGGTCTATTGCGAGGGCGGCAAGGTGACGCGCGTGCCGATCACGGTGCACGTGCCGCCGGATGGGTGGGCGGCGTTTAAATGGCTCATCAATCGCCGGCCCGATCAGTGGCGCGACAAGGTCGACGTGTTGGCAACACTGAAGCCCGCCGAGGTGAGCTCGGAGCCGCTGACCGCTGAGCAGTGGGATGAGCAGTACGGCTCGAGCCGCCGAGCGAACTGACGAGCCCGTCGAGGTAGCCTGGCGCCCGCAGGCAGGACCGCAAAAGGCCCTGATCGAGTGCCCGTACCCGGACGTGCTTTTCGGCGGAGCTCGAGGCGGCGGCAAAACCGACGGGATTCTCGGCAAGTACGCGCTGAAGGAGCGCCGCTACGGCCGCGGCTTTAATGGCGTGTTCTTCCGCCAGGAAATGCCGCAGCAGGACGACCTGATCGACCGCGCCAAGGACATCTACTGCCGCATGGGCGCGGCCTATCAGGAGTCGCGCCGGCAGTTTCTGCTGCCGCACGGTGGACGCCTGCGCTTCCGCCCGCTCGAGAACGTTCTCGACGCGCAGAAGTACCAGGGGCAAAACCTCTCGGACGCGGCGATCGAGGAGTCGGGCAACTACCCGCTGCCCGATCCCATCGACATGCTTTTCGGTTGTTTGCGCTCCGCGCACGGCACGCCGGTGCAGATGCTGCAGAGCGCAAACCCCGGCGGCCCTGGGCACCAGTGGATCAAGCAGCGTTACATCGACCCGGCGCCGCTTGGGATGCGGCGGATCACGCGCAGGCTCCCCAACGGCGCGACGCACATCGCGGTATTCATTCCGAGCAAGGTCTCGCAGAACAAGATCCTGCTCGCGAAGGATCCCGACTACGTCAACCGGCTGTATCTCGTCGGCGGCACCGAGCTCGTGCGCGCCTGGCTCGAGGGCGACTGGTCGGTCATCGCGGGCGCCTTCTTCCCCGAGTTTCGGACTGAGCGCCACGTTTGCGCGCCCTTTGAGATCCCGAAGCACTGGGTGCGGATCCGTGCGGGCGACTGGGGCTCGGCGAAGCCTTTCGCGGTTTTATGGATGGCGGTCTCCGACGGCTCGATCGCAGCGATCCCGCGGGGCTGCCTGGTGGTTTACCGCGAGTGGTACGGCTGGAACGGCAAGGCGAACGTCGGCTGTCAGTTCACCGCCGAGCAGGTCGCCCAGGGCATCCTCGAGCTCGAGAGCTGGAAAGACGGCGACATCATCGTCCGCGAGAAGATCGACGACGAGGTGTTAGATCCGGCGGCCTTCGCGCGTGACGGCGGCCCCTCGATCGCTGAGCGGATGGATTTGGGCTGGCGGCGTGCGGATAACGCGCGCATTGCTCGACGGGGTGCAATGGGCGGATGGGACCAGGTGCGCGAGCGCCTGCGGGGCGATAGTGCCGGCCCCGGTGTCTTGATTTTCGACACCTGCTACCACCTCATCCGCACGCTGCCGGCCCTGCCTCACGACAAGCACCGCGCTGAGGACGTTGACACAGAGGCCGAAGATCACGCGCCCGATGCGTTGCGCTATGGGCTCATGTCGAGGCCGTACGTGCGCGACAGACCCGGCACACCGCCGCCGCGCTTCCCGAGTCAGTTGAGCATCAACGAGCTGATACAACGGCAGACCGCGAAGCGGCTGCGCGAGGAGTAACACGCATGCAAGGCCCCTGGTCCGGTACTTACTCGAGCTCACAGCCCGCCGCGGTCGGGCTCGCGAACTGTCGCGCGATCTTGTGCACGACCGCCGGCAGTATCACTTATCAGCAGGGTCCGATCGGATCGCCAGGCCCCGCGACGACGGTCGCGATGGTGGCCGGACAGGTGCTGCCGATCGAGCTCAACACGGGCGCAATCACAGGCCTCGGCGCCGGGGCGTACGAGCTGCTCGCGTGAGCACGAAAGGCGCATCGCTTCAGCCCGCTCGCGGATCCGAGCGCGCTAAGGCCGGCGCGTTTGAAACGGTCGACTTCGCTCGCCGGCGCGACAAGAGCAAGCGGCGGCGTGATATCGCGAAGGCCTCACGTCGGAAGAATCGCCGCTGATGGCCACGCGGCGGACCTACAAGGGCGGCACGGTGCAAGAGCCCGAGCCGTCCCGGGAACCGCGCGCGCCGCGCCGTCGCTACAAGGGCGACCCGGTGCGGGATCCAGACGAGCCAGCTCCGGTCGATGCGAAGGAACTGCAGGCGACGCGCAAGTGGAAACGCGAGCTCTCACTCGCCCGCAAGCGCGAGAAGGACTGGCGCCTCGAGGGCGAGAAGATCGTCAAGCGCTACCGCGGCGAGGAGGCCGCGCGCAATCGCTACAACGTGCTGTGGGCCAACACTGACATCCTCCTGCCCGCGATCTACAACTCGAAGCCTGACCCGGACGTGCGCCGGCGCTTCCGTGATTCGGACGTGCTCGGCAAGGCGGTCGGTGAGGTGCTCGAGCGCGCGCTGTACGTCGTATGCGATGGCGACTCGACCGATGACACGCTGAAGGCTGACGTGCTCGACGGCCTGCTCTGCGGGCGCGGAGTCGCGCGCGTTCGCTATGTGCCAAAGCTGGCACAGCAGAGCTCGACCGAGCCGGCGAAGTCTCCCCAGGACACCGACCAGGACGAGGATGACGATGCCGGCGCGGCCGCGGTCGACCTCGAGGGCGACACCGATGACGGCGGCGGCAGCGAACCGGTCGAGCCCGATGAGGGCAGTTACGAGCAGGTCGAGTACGAGCAGGTCGTGCTCGAGCATGTCGACTGGCAGGATTTCGCGCACGGCTACGGGCGCATGTGGGACGAGGTCGAGTGGTGCGGCTTCCGGCACGAGCTCACGCGCACCGATGCCGAGAAACTCCTCGGCGCGGAGGCTATCAAGGGCATCAAGTTCTCGCCCGAGCAGATCGCCGACGACAAGAAGTACCACGAGGAGGCGGCGACGGTCTCCAAGGTCGCCGAGTTTTGGGAGATATGGGACAAAACCGGCGAGCTCGTGTTTTTCCTGCACGAGGACATCAAGCGCCGCCTCTATCCGGTCGAATCACCTAAGGGCGAGCCACCGCTGCAACTCGAGGGCTTCTTCCCGATCCCGAAGCCGCTGATCCTCGTACCTAACACCTCGTCGCTCATCCCGACGCCGATGTTTCACCTGTACGAGGACCAGGCGAACCAACTCGACACGCTCAGCTGGCGCATCGACAAGATCGTCAAGGCGCTGCGGCTGCGTGGTCTCTACGACTCGAAGCTCGCGGAGATCCCGGACCTCCTCGCCGGCGAGGACAACCAGCTCACGCCGGTGCAGAACGCGCAGCAGTGGGCTGATGCCGGCGGCATCGACAAGGCGATCACCTGGATGCCGGTCGAGCAGGCCGTCAAGGTGCTCGAGGCGCTGTACGACGCGCGCGAAAAGCAAAAGGCGATCATCGACGAGCTCACCGGCATCGCCGACATCGTGCGCGGCACGACCGATCCCGACGAGACGCTCGGCGCCCAGGAGCTCAAGAGCGGCTATTTCTCGATCCGACACTGGCGGCTGCAAAACGAGGTCAAGCGCTACGGGCGCGATCTGCTGCGCCTCGCCGCCCAGGTGATGTCGCAGAAGTTCGGCGTCGACACCTTCCAGGCGATGACCGACCTTAAGTTCCCGACCCAGGCCGACAAGTCGATGATGATGGCCAAGCTGCAGATGCTTTTGCGGCCGCCACCGCCTCCGATGCTGCCGCCGCCTGGTGCGCCGCAGCCGATGCCGCCTCCGGCTCTCACGCATACACAAGCGCCGCCGCCGCAGGTGGCGGCGGGCCCGGGAACACCCGGAGCACCAGCAGCGGGACCTCCCGCGGCCGTGTCGCCTCCGATCCCCGGAGCCCCGCCCCCGGGCGCAGGAGCTCCGCCACCTAGTGCACCGCCAGGAGCTCCGCCGCCGCCTAACCCCGCGATCGCGAACCTGCAGACCGCGCTCAAGGTGCCGTCGTGGGAGGACATCATCGCGATGTTGCGATCGCCGGCGCTGCGTCAGTTCCGCGTCGACGTCGAAACGTTCTCGATGATCGCCGGCACGATGCAGGCGGACATGAGCGGGCTCTCGCAGGTGCTCAAGGCCGTATCTGACACGCTCATGGGCCTCGCCCCGCTCGTGCAGTCGGGCGCACTCCCGGCCGACGCCGCGAAAGAGCTCGTGATGAGCGTCATCCGTCGCGCGCGCATGGGTACTGCAGTCGAGGACGCCTTCGACAAGATGCAGCCGCCGAAACCGCCGCCGAATCCTGCGCAGGTCGAAGCGCAAGCGCGACTCGCCGAGGTGCAGGCCAAGGGCTCGGCCGAGCAGCAGCTCGAGCAGGTGCGCCAACAGGGCGAGAGCGCGCGCCAGGCCTTCGCCGAGCACGCGAAGAGTCAGCGCGAGCAGAACGCCGAAATGGCGAAGAACATGCGCGAGGACCTCGATCGCCGCTTCGATGCTTTCGTGAAGATCGTGGTCGCCACCATCACCGCGACCAAAGCGCCCGACCAGGCGGTGCAGCCGACCGCCGACCGTGTCGTGCTCGAGGGCGGCCGCGCAGGTCCTGCGGGCACGCCATCGCCAGGAGCTCTCGCCAATGGCAACACGCCCGCACTTCCAGCCCCGGCCAATCAGTGAGCTCGTCGCTGCGGCGACGCGCATCGAGGCCGGCAACTTTGAGCTCGAGCTGTGGCCGGATGGGACCTACTTCGTGCGCGCACCGAGCGGTGAAGGCACCGCTGTCAGCCAGGCCGCCCTCGCCGTGAAACTGCGCGAGCTGTTTGAGGAGCATTTCTAACATGGGCCGAGTCCGCCTTCGCATGCGATGGGATCCCAAGCGCTGCGAGCTCGTCGAGGTGCCGCTCGAGTCGATGCAACGCCGCCCCTCGGAGGCGCCCGTCGTGCACGGCGATTACGAGGGTTACACGTCGCCCATCACCGGCGAGTGGATCGAGGGCCGACGAGCTCACCGCGAGGACCTCAAGCGCCACGGGTGCCGTGTGTACGAGGGCCGCGAGAGCGAGCAGCGCGCCGCGACTCGTGTGCAGGCCGAACACGCACGCCAGACCGAGCAGCTCGCCGAAAAGATGGCCGCGCGTGCCTGGGACCAGGCGCCGAGCCGGGTCCGCCGGATCCTTTCCGGCGGCAAAGAGTAACTACCCACCGACAGGAGCGGAAAACCCGCCATGCCACAGCCAACACTCAGCGACAGCGCGGTAGACGATGAAATCGCCAAAGACTGGCAGTCGATCCTCGCGGGCGAGACCCCGAGCGATACCGAGACGCCAGACGACGATACGCCAGGCGGCCCCGGCGAACCTGCGCAAGGCGGCGAGGGCGGCGATGCGCCGACCGGTGACGCGCCGCCAGCTGACGGGCAGCGAGCTGAGGGCGATCGTCCTCGGGACGAAAACGGCCGCTTCAAGCCAGAGCGCCGCTACAAAGAGCCGAAGCCCGCGGCAAAGGCTCCTGGCGCCGAAGCTGCTGAGGGCGCGCAGCCCGGGCAGCAACCGCAAGCCGCCGGCGAGCCAGGTCAGCAACCGGCGCCGGGCCAGCAACCGCGCGACGTAACACGGCCGCCCTCGACCTGGTCGCCGAAAGAGCGCGCCGCCTGGGCAACCATTCCGCCCGATGCGCGCGCGGCGATTCACCGCCGTGAGGCTGACTTCATGAGCGGCCAGGCGCAGCTGATGCCTGATGCGACTTTCGGCCGAGAAATGTCGAAAACGCTTGAGCCATTCAAGCTCTTCATCGAGACCGAGGGCGCCACCGCTCCGGAGGCCGTGCACGAGCTGCTGCGCTCGGCGTACGTGCTGAGGACCGGCACGCCGCAGCAGAAGTACGGCACGCTCGCCAACATCGCGCACCGCTATGGGCTCGACCTGCGCGCGTTCGCACCGCGGCCGCAGGTGGGCCCGAACGGCCAGCCGCTCCCGCAGCAGCAACAGCCGCAACCGCAGCAATTCCGCGATCCGCGCGTCGACGAGCTCCTGCGCAGCATTCAGACCCAAGCGCAGCAGAAGATGGCGGCCGAACAGCAAGAAACTGAAGGCTTTGTCACGCGCTGGATGAACGAGGCCGACGCCCAGGGGCAACCCAAGCGGCCGTACGTCGGCGACGTCATCAACGAAATGTCGGCCATGATCCCGCAGCTCAAGGAAGCCGACCCAACACTCACTCATGCGCAGGCCCTCGAGGCCGCGTACGAACGCGCGACTTGGGCACACCCCGAGATCCGCGCACTGCTGCAGCAAGCGCAGCAAACCCAGGCCAACGCACAACGCCGCTCTGAAAGCCAGCAGCGAGTCGCGAGTGCGCGCCGGGGCGCAAGCGTCAACGTCCCGCGACGAGGATCGCTGCCACCGAAGCCGCAAACCGGCTCGATGGAAGACACCATCGCGGACGAGGCGCGTCGACTCGGCCTGATCTCCTCCTAACCAACTCGGAGTAAACCCTCATGCCTGCTGGCATCACCAGTATCTTCGGCGCATGGACCGAGCTCGCGGCGACGACGTACCGCAAGCACGAGTCCGAAGTCGCCGACAACGTCTCGAAGCACAACGCGCTTTTCCGGCGCCTCACCGCAAAAGGCAAGATCCGCCGCGAGGATGGCGGCCTGTCGATCGTCACGCCGCTCGAGTACGCCTCGAACAGCACTTACCAGCGTTACAGCGGCTTTGATGCGCTGAACATCAACGCGGTCGATGTCCTGACCGCGGCCGAGTACCCCTGGCGCCAGGTGGCAGTCAACATCGCGGCCTCGGGCCTCGAGCTGCGCACCAACATGGGCGACTCGCGCGTCATCAACTTCACCAAGGCGAAGATCCGCAACGCCATCAACTCGTTCAAGAACGGGATGAGCGGCGACATCTATTCGGACGGCACGGCCGCGAATCAGATCAACGGCCTGCAGGCCCTGGTGAGCGCCACCGGCACCGGCACCGTCGGGCAGATCAACGCCTCGACGTTCGGCTTTTGGCTGAACCAGGTGCAGTCGGCGGCCGCGCCCCTGCAGGGCGGCTCGGCACTGACCCTCGGCCCCTCCACGATCGAAGCCTTGATGCTGACCATGTACATCAAGCAAACCCGCGGCGAGGACCAGCCCGACATCATGGTGTTCTCGGACGACCTCTTCACCTACTTCGAGCAGTCGCAGACCTCGATCAAGCGCTACACCAGCGAGCGCGGCAGCGAGAACGGCGACGCGGGATTCGTCTCGCTCAAGTACAAGAAGGCCGACGTGTTCTTCGACTCGAGCGGCGGCATCCCGGCCGTCACCGGTTACTCGCTCAACACGGACTATCTCGAGCTCGTGGTGCACCGCGATGCCGACATGACCGTGATGGACGAGCTCAAGTCGGTGAACCAGGACTCGGTCGTCATTCCCGTGCTTTGGATGGGGAACCTCGCCTGCTCGAACCGCTTCTTGCAGGCCACGCTGCACGCCTAAGCGCGCAGCTCGCGTAAATCTTCCGCTCTACCCGTGCCCGGTGGCGCCCTTCGGCCGCCGGTGTCTCGGCTGAGCTCAACTCGAGGAGTCTCTCATGCGATATGGAGCTTTGTTCCCCTACGCTGGCGCTCGCCCGCTGCAGGAGTATTTCCTGCCCGCGAGCGATGTCGGCGGCGGCGTCACCGGCATGACCAACTACGCAGGTCCCGGCTCGGCGCCGAACTTCATGCCCGCGGGCGCGATCGTCCCGGGATTCGACAACTACTGGGGCGGCGTGGAATTCATCTACGGCCAGGCCTCGGCGACCACACCGGTGTGGCAGATCTGCGCTATCACGCCGGCGCTCGTTGCGGGCAAGTGGCAGTTTCAGATGGCGCCTCAGGCCTCGACCGCCAACGCCGTGCGGCCGCTGTGCGTGGCGATCTCGCAAATGGCCGCGAATACCTTCGGCTGGTTTGCAGTCGGGGGCCTGGTCCCGGTGAGCTCGACCGCATCGATCGCCGCGAACACGGCATTCGCGGTCGTCGCGACCGGCCAGGCGGGCGCGGATGCCGCCGGCAAAGAGGTCGAGAACGCGATCGTCATCGCGCCGGCGACGACCACGGTCACGAAGAACGCGACGCTCGTCGCCAATTCGCCGATCGTGCAGATCACCGGCAACAACACGATCGACGGCCTGTTCATCGGCTGCGCGGTGTCGGGCACCGGTATCCCGGCGGCGACCGTGGTCGGTGCGCTCGATCCGGATGGTCGGCGATTCACCATGACGGCGGGCCCGGGTGCTGGTGGTGCCAACGTGAACGCGACGGCGGGGGGCGGCATCGTCCTCACCGGCACGTACAACGACGGCACCAACTTCTACAACATCGCCCACCTCAACCGGCCGTTCGCCCAGGGACGCATCACCTAACACGCGCGGAAAACCCGCAAAACACAGGGGATTTCGATGACCACTCGTAAACAACAGGCAGTAATCGACGAGGCCGAGCTCGTCCTGGTCCGCAAGGTGGCGCGCGCAATCGCTCGCGCCAACGGTCACTCACACCCCGACGAGCATGCCGATCGAGTCGTCGCCGCCTACAAGGGCGAGCTCGAGCCGGCGGAGGCGTCGGAGGGCGAGGACGCGGGCGAGGGCGCCGAGGCTTCAGGAGGTGAGGCTTAATGTCACTCCAACAGAGACTGGTGCAAGCCGGCTTTTCGGCGAACCAAGCGACCGGGATCCAGGGCACTGTCGCAAGCGCATTGGTGGCCACGGGCGCAACGCAGGCAACTGCGCTGCCGCTCGGGGCCGACAATAACGCCTTCGCGACGGTCGGCGCTGGCACGGGCGCGATCCTTCCGCCGATGAATCCAGGCGATGACATCACCGTGTACAACGGTGGCGCCAATGCCCTGCTGATTTATCCGCCGGTCGGCGCGCAGATCAAGGGTCTCGGCGTGAACGTCGGCTATTCGCTCGCGGTGGCGACCCCGCTCGCCTACATCGTGTGCATTTCGCCGAACCTGTACGTCGCCAGCCAAGCGGCGTAATTCGAGCACTTCATGCGGGGCGCCTTCGGCCCCGCTTTCCTTTTTCCCAACACCAGGAGAAAACCTCCGATGTCAGTCGTCCCGCACGTCGCAAAAGAACGCCCCCCGTTTGTTCGCTTCGAGGATCGCGAGGTCGGCATCGACCCGGATGCCAGCAAGGAGGCCGGGCGGCAAATTCCGATCATGAAAGCGCTCGCGCTCGTCACGCCGCACGGATCCAAGGACGTTGTCGAGAAATACGCCGAGCAGTGGCTCGATGAGATCGCCGCGAAAGCGCTGCGCGGGGACTACCCACTCGAGTGGTCGAATCTGTTTCGCGCTCAGTATGACGCCTGGCGCAAAGGCAACGAGCTCCCGCGCACCGGCACACCGATCCTCACCTGGCAGATGATCGCGATCAAAGAGCAGCGCACGCGACTCATCGCTCTCGGAATCACCACCGTCGAGGACCTGGCCGCGGTGCCCGACGGCGGCCTCGGCACGGTCGGACTCGACGGCCGGTATCTGCGCGATCTCGCCCGCGGCTGGCTCGCCGAGGCGAAAGAGCTCGGCGCGAGTGCGAAAGAGGTCGCAGATCTTAAGGCCGAAAACCTGCGCCTGTCTGAGAAGGCCGAGCTGCAGCAGGGCACGATCAACAGCTTGCGCGATCGACTCGATGCGCTCGAGCGACGCAACGCCGACCAGGACGCCCAGGTCGAGGCGGATCCCACACCTCGCCGGCGCGGTCGACAGACCCAGGAGGCTTAACCGATGTCGCTGCTCACGATGGTGCAACAGGTCGCGCTCAAGGTCCTAAAGATACCGACGAGCTCGATCATCACCGCCGTGGGCAGCGCGGACCCCAACATCCTCGACATCATCGGATTTCTCAACGAGGACGGCCAGGAGCTCGCGAGCCGTCACACCTGGCAGGGCCTGCGAAATGAGGCCAGCTACTCGACCCCAGGCGCCGCCGGCGGGATCCTCACACTCGGGAGCCTGGTCGGGGGCGCTGGATACG